AAAATTTCGTACACTAAATAATACCCATCGTCATTTGGCAACCTGTCAGAACATTTAATCCAATCCATAAACTCTCCTGTTATTCAGGTAATAAAAAACCCCGCATCGGCGAGGCTGGTTATTCTTTTATTGACTCTCGTATTGCATTAATAATTTTCTGACATTTATCGAGGGAAAGTAATAATGACTCTTTACCATCAAATATCAACGTTGACTTTTCCCCATCATCAGCAAATTCAAATGCCGTCACATCTTCATTTGCAGTCTCAACCCACATTCTTAAATGTAATTCCATTGAAATTCCCCAATTATTAACTCACCACAGCCCACTCGGAAATGAGCTGGAGTTAGTTATTTGTTACTAAATTTATTTAACAAGATGCAGACTGGGATTCTGTCGTTTTGTTGCATTAGTAACTTCGCTATTACCGCTAATGGCAGTCATAAAGAAACTATGTTCAAATGTAAATGCACGCATCTCATCGAGTGGAAGATGTAATTGATTGAGGATGTCTTGTCGAGTTGTCCCGCTATTACGTAATGATGTGAACACCTTATCAAGGATCATTGACTTCTCCCGGCTTGCCATTCCCTCCGGTTCCGTTGTTCTAAATCCACGTCTGCTGAGTTCAATGCATAATTGGCGATGGTGCCATTCTGTGGAAAGGCCAACATCCAGTGTGCGTCGCACGAGCGCAGCAAGGGAAACTTTCCAGTGTTTTTTTAGTTGAATCAGGTGATCTAACGATGGCATTCTTGGTACTGTTGCTAGAACACTACTCTCGGGCATTAAAAATGCAGAGGCAAATCGGTCTGCTTCTATTTCAGCATCTCGCCCGTTATTACTTGCATGTTTATGAAGAACTAAATGGCCTAACTCATGGGCAGCATCAAAACGGCTGCGCTCCGGGGTTTTCATTGTGTTGAGTAAAACAAAGGGTTTTTCATCCATCCAAAAAGAAAACGCATCAACTTCAAGGCAATTTTCTGCCAAGGAAAAGATTTTAATGCCATTCACTTCAAGTAAGTGAATAATATTTGAAATAGAAAGTTCACCAATTCCCCAGTGCTCTCTGACTATTCGGGCTGCATCTTCCGGTGAGCAGTAATTGTCAAAACTGCAATCAGGAACATTAGGGCGAGGAAGTTTAAAGCCACATTCCATCCATAATGATAATTCCTGAACTAATTTACCCGCGCTTATAGCGGCGTTGCGTTTTTGAGCGCTAAGCTTTGTCATGGCTCGAAAACTTACAGCGTCATCTTTTAACGTAGGGATCTCTTCAGAGCCAAAAAACGCTAAAGGATACCCAAGAACATCGGCTATTTTTGCCATACTATCACTGGCGATGGATTCAACAATGCCGTATTGCTCATAAGTGGATATCGTTCTGCTTGTTAAGCCCGCTTGCTCAGCAAGGGCTTTTTGTGTCAGACCTCTGCGTTCCCTAGCAAGACGTAAGCGCTCTGCATTAAACATGATTTATATCTAGCCTGTTTTTAAAATATCAATCTCAATATCTTGTGTGAATTGAGGTTCGTTATCCTGTTTAATGACAGGATCTGTTGGTGCTGTATTCAGGATTAATCGCGTAGAAAATCCATTAACTACATTTTTTTGGTTATAGGTGGTAGGTTGGGAAAATTCAGCCCGCATTCCCCATTGGTACTCATCGATTTGATAAACGTAATGGAGAAGACACCACACGTCTAAACCTAACTGAGTAGACAAGGCTTCATCATTATCGTGAGATGAAAAATCCAAATCTATTTGTTTGTTTTGAAATTCAAATGAGTACGCAGTGGGGTTACTTGCATAAGAAAGTCCTAAGATTTTACGGGTAAATTCCCCTTTTTTCGTGCGAGATTCGGGATAGGCATTTGCCAATCCCGTCTGGTCATTCCCGCTACAAATATAAATAGCTATCCTGTCGTTAGCGGTTAACTCAACGTTGCTCAAGGGAAGTCGTTTAAAGCCCTTCTTGGACAAAACGTCTCGAATGGCACGTATTGCCCCGTGATAAAAGAGAGTACCACCTGCTGTTACTGCGTTATTTTTGGTTGTAGACAATCTAAAGCTCATTGCTCGCTGAAGGATTTCATTCAAATCTTCCTGAGTCAATCCTAAGGCTGCCAAACGAGTATCGACTATGTTGGGTTCGGTATGGATGATTGTTCTTGCTAAATTATTTGTAGGGTGCATAGGTTATCCTTATCTTATTTTCTATTTTTTATACCTCATTTGAGGTTAAAAAACAAGAAAATCACTATGCAATCACTAACCCTATTTGGCTAACCCCTCGCCGTAACGCCGCCTGACTCCAGACGACGGCGGGTTTTGGTTTTGGTTGAGATTAGTTCTTTCGACGGCGCTTTATTCACTGCCGTAACAAAATTGCTGAATACGTTAGCAGTGTCGCGTTCTTGTTGGGACGGACGCTGTTTCGGTTGACGGTTGTTCCAGAAGTTGTCGCGTTCTTTTTTCCGTTCTTGAGCGAAAAAACCATCAAGCATATTTTCCAATACAATATCTTTGTCGTTCATGGAATTTCTCCGTTAATTAACTCACCATAGGCCACTCATTGAATGACCTACAGTCAATCAACCACACTCTCGCAGTGGTCGCGCTCATGCCCTTGAGTGCGTAGAAAAGGGTATTCCCCGAGAATCCCTCATCTCTAACCGGTAGTTGATTGGCAGTCAACTTGGAGTGCCGGAGCTATTTGTAATCTATGAACCTTGACCCGTCGCTACACAGGCTCACCAACATGGGTGACTCAGGGCTGCGTCACTACCGCAGCATCAACGTACACGTTCGCGGTCTATCCGCTTTGCTAAACCATAATTAATTTCCTTCTATAGGTTAATTACGAGCAGTTTCATAACGAGTGCGCCTTTACGGGTTGCTTTGCCCGATTGCCTGAATGATTACTCGATAACCTGAGTAACTACCCGGCGCTATTTCAATTTGCTAGGGCTCGTCAGTTGCCTGTCGTGTGAGTTCATATTGTTAAAGAGCGGTACTGCATTTATCTGTTGGCTGTGTGCCTTGGATGGATATAAATTTATCTTAGAGATAAATTTTTGTAAATAGCAATTTGATAAATAATTTATCATTTTAGTTCTCTTTATTGATAAAGTGTTGATATTTATTGATAAAAAAAATTATCTTTTCTTGAATTTTGGGCATAAAAAAAACCAGCCCGTAGGCTGGCTTTATGTCTGATTTAACTTCTCGTTACTTATCCCAGTCTGGAGTAATCCATTCTCCATTTACCAACAATAAATCCATGTATATGAAATTTCGGTTCATTTTCTGAATCTATTTCCCATCGTTCATAAATTTTATTATCACTAATAACGATGAATTTATCTTTTAGTAACTGTAATCGTTTGATATGCATCCCATCTCCATATGTGAACGCATATATGCCATCACTGATAAAATGATTAACGGTTATATCCAAAACCACTAATTCGCCGGGATCTATAGTTCCCAGCATGCTATCCCCAACGGCGGTAGCTAGCTTTAACGACGCTGATTTTCTCCCGCCAAACATTCGCTTTGCATACTCAGAGTTAATCTCAATTGAGCGAACTATATCGGGATAATCATTATTCAATCTACCACCTCCGCAACTAAATTCCACATCAAGCTGTTCAATCCTGTACGGAAGATCAGTATCTTTGTGTGAAATATTTTGCAAGTGATAGTTACTAAGCGTTTCATTTGTGTGATGTTGTTCACCAACAGCCACTGGATCATGAGGCACATCTAGCCAACCACTAGATAATGCTAGATTTACCTCAACACGTCTGGCGATGATGTCGCCTATGTTCCTCGAGGCCTTATCCGTCGTTAATTGGCTGAGCTGACTAGCAGGAATGCCAATTACCTCCGCAAATTCAGCCTTGCTTTTACCCTGACGAAGATACCCATCCATCAGAGCGCGCAAATTATTGCGTCTTATGTCTTTAGTTTCCATGTCCTCGATCTTTGCATTAATTAGCAAATTGATAAATACGCAAAAAGATAAATTAAAGTAAAATGATCTTGCCTAATTTTTATCTTAAAGATAAACTTTGATTTATCATTAACACTAAGGTAAATCATATGAGCAACGACTTACTCCGCTGGAAAAAACAATCTTCACAAAAGGATTGGCAGCGCCTTGCTCAGCTAGCAGGGACAAGCGTCGGATATTTAAATCAAATTGCCTACGGGAACCGTCGAGCGTCACCTGCAATTGCTGAACGTATAGAAAAAGCCTCTGGAAACCAATTTTTTCATATCACCCCAGTGAAAAAAGAATTACTGGTATTCGCTCAAGTAAAAACTAACGCAGCTTAATTGCATGCCGCTCTTTAACAATTTGCCCTCACGACAGGCTATTGGTGAACCCTAGCAAACCGAAATAGCGCCGAGAACTATTCTCAGGCAATCGGGGAACTCACCCGTAAAGGCTGACATCATAACGCCGTGATCGTGTTTATTAACTATCTATTCAGGATAGACGATATCTATCGTTTATTTATTAAACAAAACTTAACTATAGGAACTGTAGCAGATGGAAGTCGCAAAAACTCGCAATACTCGCGTTACGTGTAAAGCGCAGGCTTTAGAGAGTTTTTATCTGAAATCGGCACTTGAAGACGGCAACGACTCATTGGCCCATGAACTGGGTGTTCACCCAACATCATTAAGCCGCGAAAGAAATCGCATAGCGAAACTAGCTAGTAGGTTGGTTGCTAGGTACGGAATTCCTGAATGGGCGATTGAAATCCCCGACCATAAGCAGATGGTCGTTATTGAAGGCGAACATGCTGAACGATTAATTCAGGCTCTGGAATGTAAGGGAAAGATAAAAAGAAAAACCCCAGTTGCGGTAACAACTGAGGCTTCTGAAATGCAACTTGAGATGTCGATTTAACGACTGAGAGGAAGTATGCAAGTCCCTCTCAAAAAACACATTTCGCAGAGGTAATTATACATGAAACCGAAATTTAATCACAGCGCAGTGCATAAAAATCTCACGCGCGAACGGGAGGCTCGTTTAGTCACCGAACAGGGATGTGAAAAACTGCGTGATGCTCTGGAGGATGCCAAATTGCGGCTGGAGCATCGCGAGGAACTGACCGGAGGGAAACGCCATGAGTAACGTACACGCGCTAAAAAGAGTCACAGAAGCGCCGAGGAAATCGGGCAAGGGGTTTGCCTTGATGTACAGACAAATAATGGACTGCGACTTTTACAAGAAGGATTCTGAGGCTGTTCATTTGTGGTTGCATCTGATTTTGAAAGCAAACAGCAAGCCGGGTGTTGTCGATTCTGATGTTGGGGAAGTGTTGTTAAGCCGGGGTCAGTTAATGACCAGCAGGCCTAAGCTATGTGCTGAAACAGGAATTGGCGACAACAAAATGAGGGCATTACTGCGCAGTTTCAAATCAAAGGGCATGATTTCAACAGAGTCAAAAAACAACAATTTCAGCATTGTCACGGTACTGAAATATGACGAATTTCAAGGTGAAAATTGTCCAACGGTTGTCCAGCAGTTGTCCAACGCAAATCCAGATGCAGCAAGGGATGAGGCGGCGGAGTGTCCAACGGTTGTCCAAGACATGTCCATAAACAACAATATATATAATATAACTACATCTAAAGATGTAGTTGGTGAGTTTTCTGACGAAAACAACCCGCCACAACCAGTCAAGAAATCTCAGTCTAAGAAGTCAGAATCAGTTCCCTACCAAGCCATGATTGACGCCTATCACGAAATTCTGCCTGAAATGGCTAGGGTTACTGTCCTGCGAGACGCCAGAAAATCCAAGATGCGCACGTTCTGGCAAAGAGCCAACAAGGAGTACCAGACTCAGCACCAAAAGGCGTTCACGCTGGAGAATTGGAAAGGTTATCTGGGCTACATAGCCGAGCATTGTCGCTGGATGATGGAAGATAGTCCTAATGGCAAAGGTGGCTACTGGAGAGCTAAGAATTTGGATTACCTGATCACTGACCAATGTTACGTATCCGTCAAAGAGGACAGAGCGAATGACCGCAAAAATAACCGTTAATCAAGTCCCCCACAGCATCGAGGCAGAACAAAGCGTTATAGGCTCATTACTACTAGACCCCCAGAGCGACAACTCCCAATACGTATTCTCGACATTAAACCCCGATGATTTTTACAGCCGTCATCACGGTATGATCTACGCCGAGATGAGGATCATGAATGGCAAACATCTGCCCATTGATGTTCTCACCGTTGATGATTGCCTAAAAAGCGCGGGTAAGTCTGGCAATACCGGAGGCCTGCCTTATCTGGCTGAAATTAGTAGGAATACACCGAGCACTGCCAACATAGTTGCCTATGCCAAAAAAGTGCGCGAGACCGCCGCCGAACGCTACGCCATTGAGAAAACCAATGAGATTCAGCGGTTATTCATGACACCCAGCATGCTCACATTTGCTGAGAAGATGGACATGGCTCAACGGCTGATGGGTGATGTGGCCGAGAATGGTGTCACGGGTAAGAAAACCGGACTGAAACCGATCAGTGAGATTGCCGATCGCTTCTTTGAAAAGCTGGAAGAAAGATTCAACAATCCCGAATTACATCGGGGACTCAAGACCGGATTCCGAGATTTTGATGAAATGCTGGCGCCACGGTATATCGTGAATGGCTCACTGTTTGTCATTGGTGCACGTCCGAAAATGGGGAAAACCACAGTGCTCACTGAGATGGCGAAGAACGTTGCAGCCGAGGGTCATCCGGTATTGCTGTTCAGCATGGAAATGACCGACGAACAACTGTTCGAGCGCATGGTTAGCCAGAAATCAGGGGTTAACACAGACATACTGTATGGCGGAACGGATGACGATTACGAATGGGATCTGCTTTGTCGGGCGATAGGAGAGCTGAGAGACACGCCCAATGTATGGGTTGATGATACTCCGGCAATGACATTCGCTCATATCCAATCTCAGTGCCGCAAAATCAAGCGCAAGGTTGGCAAGATTGGTTTTATCGGTGTTGATTATCTGACCCTGATGAAGACCGAGAAAGCAGACCGAAATGATATCGCCTACGGCAACATCACAAAGGGTCTCAAGATATTGGCAAAAGAACTGGATACCGTGGTGGTTCTCCTGACCCAGCTTAACCGGAATCTGGAAGAACGTGCTAGTAAACGTCCGACTGCCAGTGACAGCCGCGATACAGGCCAGATTGAACAGGATTGTGATTACTGGATGGGGGTCTACCGTGATTCAGTTTATCACGAGAAATCAGACCAAACGCTGACCGAGTTGATCCTACGCCTCAATCGTCATGGCAAGTCAGGAACGACCTACATTGAACAAAAAGGCCTGAGCTTATTCTCTATCGATCAAGTTGAAGGTGAGCGGAGAGCCAAGCGGAACGAATCTAACCCCAAACCCCACCAGAAGGACTTTTAAGATGAAAAAGTGCGAATCAAACGGCACCAAATATGCCAGTCAGTTGTGTGATTTTCTGCGTAAGAGAGCGGTAACCAAAGCACCACACGGAAGAGTGAAAGGGTTATATAAATCCGATGTAGTGGATACCCTGACTGGCGAGAAGCAAGGGACAATGGTTTATTACGATGCAGGCAAAGGCGACAGGCTGCATGTGAATTCTTGCCCGTTCTGTGGCGGAAAATTGCATAACGTAGACATTGAGTGAGGATGAAATGAAACTAAAAACGAGTGAGCTTACGGGACAGGCGTTGGATTGGGCTGTGGCTAAATCAATCGGATTACCCGCTATTGTGACGCCCTTTGGTAATCTGATTATTAAAGGAATGGAAGATTATACCCCTTCAACCGACTGGGCGCAGTGTGGGCAGTTGATTGATACCTATCTAATCGAGTTAAACAACCATGTTACCAGTGAAAATGAAGTAGAACACTGGGCAACCTGCATGGATGAATATATTTACGGTTCAACCGCATTAGAGGCTGCATGTCGTATTGTTGTCCATGTCAAATTAGGTGACGAGATTGAAATCCCTGATGAGCTGGTGGAGGGGGTATGACATGTGGTACGTGTATTTATCGGCAGTGATTTTCAATCTGGTATTATCCGTGTTTGTGCTCAGATTGTTATATGAATTATCGATAACATTTATCAGAACTGCCAGTGCGACCCGATGGTCAGCGCGTTGTGCTGGATGCCGTAATCCAATCAAAATTATCAAACACTTTATCGGTATATTTCCTGTAACGGAAAGCACAACGCGGATCCGTTCAAAATTTGGTGAATGGTGCGGTGTTGGTGATTGGATTGTGTACGCGGAAAATGACGAGGAAGAATTATGACAGATGAACTTAAGCCGTGTCCTAAATGTGGTAGCAATGTTCAGGTCATTGATTTTGGTGATCGCATTATTACCAGATGCGCACAATGTTTAATTAATCAGGTGGCACATATCAAACGGAACCAGAGGGCAAATAACGGAGGTTAGGAATGGATAAGCAAACATTCCTGCTACGGAATGTGCGAATACTCGATAACCTGAAAGCCATGCTAGAAACACTCCCACTCAACGACGAATTTCCCATTCAAATCACTATCTCAGACTCAAGCCGAACCTTACCGCAGAACGACAAGTTCCATGCGTTATGTGGTGATGTCTCTAAACAGGGTATTGAGTGGTCTGGTGATACGTGGAACACACAGGAATGGAAATGTATTTTCGTCTCTGGTCACGCAAAAGCGACCGGGAAAGAGGGGCAGATAATCGCAGGGCTGGAAGGTGAGCTGGTGCCATTGGCAAGAGAGAGCACCGCCAGAATGGGTATAAAGCGCATGAGCAGCTTAATTGAATATTCACAGGCATGGGCGGTATATCAGGGCGTAAAACTCACTGAGACACGATACGCGCTGAATTATTATGGTCACAGAATTTAACTCAAGCGGAGGCAGGAACAGTGAACTATCCAGAGATAGACAAATCAATCAGCTATCGGAGATTTAGGATTGCAGCTGTTGGCATAGCGTTAATCATTGATGCGTTATTTGGTCGGCGAAAAACGTTAGATACAGCCCATAAATTTGTTGTCTGGGGTGATGCTGCAATCAGCATCGATAACAGCAGAAAAGTTGCTGAGTCGGTAGTAGGGAAACGGAGGCAGGAACAGTGAAACTAGAAAAAGGCAAGATTTACGATGTCCTCCATCAAGAATGGATGGAGCATAACAGGGCTGAATATCACTCAACCCGATATCGTGAATCTGATAATGAGCCGCTTCACGACATGATCATCAGAATGGTGAACGGTGATTTAGATATGGGATTGTTTTTTACAAAAGAAATTGTCGGGCTATCTGAGAATCAGTCCATTTGAGGCTAAGGGGATCAAATGAAATACCTCGCATTCTTCGGGTTTTGGATAGCAGCCATGCTGATTATGGGAATAGTGTTAGGGGGATAGATGGCAAAGGCAAAAACGCCGAAGCCGAAGACCTGTAAAATCTGCCTCACTGAATTCACCTCATATCGATCCACTCAAAAAGTCTGTTCAGTCCCCTGTTCAATAAAATTTGCTGCAATAGAGACTGAGCGCAAAGCAGAGAAAGCATTGCGTCGCCAGCAGTCTATTGAGCGTCAGGAACTGAAAGCCAGAAAGGAAAAGCTAAAATCCCAATCCGACTGGGAGAAAGAGGCTCAGGCAGCGTTTAATAAGTACATACGCGCCAGAGACTACAGGAGAGAGTGCGTCAGTTGTGGCCGTAAATTAGTAGGCTCCAGTAACTATCTGACTGGCAGTGCCATTGATGCCAGTCATTACAGGTCAAGAGGTGCGGCATTACATTTAAGATTTAACGTTTTCAACGTCCATTCATCATGCACTCGATGCAATCGTCAACTCAGTGGTAACGCAGTTGAATATCGCATCCGGCTCATCAAACGAATTGGCCTCGGCAGGGTTGAGGCTCTCGAATCAAATAATAAAACGCGCAAATTCGATATCGATTATCTCAAGCGAGTGAAACAAATATTCACCCGTCGGGCACGGTATTACGAAAAGCGCAGGAAACGCGAGTACATGGAGGCAGCATGATATTCGACAACTTCAACGAGGCAATTTCCTATGCCAGAAGACGGCGACGGGATGAGAGGAAGCATTTTGCGGTTCGGCAACGTAGTAATCATCTCTATGTCACTAGGTTAACAGACTGCCAACGCCCTACATGGTCAACACTGGATGATCTGCGATTTGAGCGTTACGGCGTGCAACCTCACCCAGTAGTTAAATTAGAGCTGTCTGACACCCCGCTCATCATAGGTTTACTGGCCTCTGGTCTGTCACAGCGGAGCGTGGCCAATAAATTTGATGTTACGCGTGGGGCGATACGGCGATTAGTCAACAGAGTAAAACGACAACATACAGTATTGCCGGAGGTGAGATGAAAAAGGGAGATTTTACGGATTTGGCCTATTTTCGGTCTGAAAATCAACTCCGTCAGAAATGGTGCAAAGGAGTGGGAAAAATTACGCCATCTGATCGCACATGGGTACGATACATGCTGATGCTATGGGGGGCTGATAATCAGGGGGATGATTTGCCGGATGGTGGGAATATCAATGTCATTGGCCGCCTGATGGTGAGGGATACGTGGGATGATGGAACCACTACCGCAATTAAACTGGTTATGACCAATTATGCGAAGTTAGGCTACACCGGAAAAGAATTACTGGAAAAAGTGAAAGAAGTCATTATGCCTCATCGGTCAACACTCGGTGCACTTCGCCTCGCCAAAGAAAAAGATGACGCCGAGTTTGTTGAGAAATGCATGACCGAAATATTCACTATTGATAATCCAATTCGCGATGTAGTTATTAAACGATACAAGAAGTGCAAAAGCTCGCAAAACATTTTAGAAGCGCTTTCTCATAAGACGGGTATTGATATTGATTCTGCCAAAAGGCGTATCAGGTGGGCTAACAAGGCTGCTGAGGATATGATTTATTCCATTATGTCAGAAAGAAATAGTAATTAATTCTATAAAATAATAAATAAGGAGAAAAATATTTGACAAACGCGCCTAAAAACTATATGTTTTATGTTATGCTTGGGCAGTAAAACCGAAAAGCAGTTAAGCCTCACTAAATCAAGTGGGGCTTTTTCATATCTACTCGTAGTCAATTTTCATTTTTATTCATCAGTAATTTCAGCGCGTCATTGAATGTATCGCATCGTTCATCATAGACGCCGCGATATTCGGCGTTAAAAATATCCGACATCGCCTCGCCGATAGTCGTTTTATAAATCGGTGTGTTGTTATCCAATAACTGACAGATAGCGCGTCCAATCAGAGTGTATGCGTTCGTGTTCATGATAAACCTCGATGATTAAAAATTAATCTAGCCCTAATTTAATCCTCGATGATTAATTTATCAATACCGGATAATTGATCAGGGTCGGACATCACCTTATGTCACTGTTAAATCAATAGGTTAAATGTGATTTCGGGTGATATGGTCAACACTTCGATCCCCATGGATAACTCAACCTGTCGGTCTGACCGACTAGTTCAAATTCAGGGCTGCGCATAGCGTGGCCTTTTCTATATCTGGAACTTTGGCGTAGAGGGTTCGCGCGGATGCCTGAAGA